CCATAATGGAAGCGCTTCCATTGATGTCGGGGCCATTCTAAATTCTGGAATCTAGAATGAGCCCCGACGCATGCAATCCATGCATGCTATTCCATCCTTGCATGCGTTATTTGCATGCATGTTTCGACCACTACCACCACTACCACCGGTAGTGGTCGGGGATTGAGTGTTGACAAGGTGTTATGACACGGACCACTACTGCTATTTTGAGTGGTAGTGGTCGTTAAGTGCTTGTGGCACATGTCTCTGTGACTTTGGACCACTACTGGTCGGCATTTCTCTACATGTATGGGGCACATTTTTAGAGTGTCAATACAGATAGCATAAATTTAAGAGAAACTCTATATAAAGGGTAGTGGTGGTAGTGGTCCTGAGTATAACCCGCTGGGGGCTCTGGACTTAATGACCACTACCGCTTTTTTGAGTGGTAGTGGTCGCGCGCTGTAAGCCCTTGCGGGGACTGAATCTTTGACCACTACCAGTGGTAGTGGTCAATTTTTGAGCAATGGGTCAGAATGACGCAAATTCCCACTCCGTCCCACCGTGGCGCCTCGCGTCCGTCGTCCCCTTCATTTACTCTCCATACGAACCCTATCGACGTCACCACACCTTAGCATGCCCGTAGTACCGACGCGCGCACCGCGGCGAGGGGGCGCCGACGGTCAGATGGACGATGTGGTCGATGCACGGGACGCATGGATGGCGGGGCGATTTGAATGATCGGGGAATGGGTCCCATGCGCGCGGGACTCCAACATGGGACCCAGCTACCTCCGCGCCAAAATTCTAGGCTTTCTCTATCGACACCATTGACTTTTATACCCCGTTTGGTATAGCGCATGGACTGCATGACAGAACAGATTGGGCCACCCAAGGGCAAGGACATCACCTGTCCTCACGAGATGGTGAGGAACAGCCCCCAACGAAACTGGACCTGCCGACTCTGCGGCAAAGAGGTCACTGAGCAGGAGATCCGATACGAGATGGGACGAGCGGGATTCAAAGTCAATACGGCAAAACCTCTTGCATAATATACCAAGTTTGGTATGCTAGCCACCGTGCGGGACCCCTGGTCGTTCACGTTCTGTGCTGGCGGGTTTGGTTCTGCGGTAGTGGTGTTTGGCCCGTAACGGGGACAGACCTTGCTAAGGCCTCGCATAGGCCACCTGCCCTCGAGCCAGCCCCAGGGCAGCGGCCCTTCTTTTACATCTACTTCCCCACAGCGGACAAGGCTTTGGCCGGCTCTGCACTCGGCTTGTAACCGAGGAATGCAACCCGGATGGGTAGCGCGTGGCTGACCAGGGGAACTTATTTCAGGAGAAACCATGATCAATCAGTCGTACGTGATGTACCGCATTCGCAGCGATGGCCAGCAATACTGGCTGGAGGTCAACCATGTCGAAGAGGTGGAGCACTTCTTCTGCGCCGACGAGAAGAGGGCGAACTGGCAGGGTGTTACCGCCTCCGGTATTTCGTGGACAGACGGTATCGGGCTCTGCGCCAGGGGAGAATACAAGAGCGAAGCCGAAGCGGAGAAGGCGGCTCGCGAGTTCTGGGGCACGACTGCACGGCGATCCCCGGCGAAAGTTCGCACGGTCTAGGCTCCTGTAGCTCAGTCGGTAGAGCACCGGTTTTGTAAACCGGCGGTCGTCGGTTCAATTCCAGGCCAGGAGCACCAATGCGAGGTAGCTCAGTTGATAGAGCAGGCGGTTGTTAACCGCCGGGTCGGTGGTTTGAGTCCATCCCTCGCAGCCATTTATGCCCGCAATCCGTGAGCACACGGACGTGGTTAGATCGACCACTCGGGAGGCAGTAAGTCCTCCGCCGGGCGCCATTTCAGGAGAGTTCATGCAAGACGAAATCATCAAGCAGCTACTGAAGCGCATCGACTCTCTCGAGCGCGAGATCCGGGTGCTGGAGTTTGAGAAGCGACAAGCAGCGGATCTGGAGAAGAATCTACGCGAGCAGGCGAAGCACCGCGAGGAGACCCTCAATGACCGAATCAATCGGGCGATAGAGGAGGAAAAGCTAGACCGTGCTCGGCGCGAGGAAGAGCGGAAACAGCGTAGTATTCCGCCGCTCGAGCCCCATCCGTGGCTTCCGCCGCATGGGACGCTCATGTGTCAGGACCACCACGAGGGAACAGCGCGTGGGTGATCCGAAGATTCCGCCCCGCGTTCTGACCGCGTACCAGTTTCTCCGACTCATCAACGAGTACGAGATGGGGACGCACGTTTATGACTCGGCTATGCCAGCGAAGAATCAGCTGAGCAAGGAAGAGATAGCGGCGAAGCAATCAGCTATCTACGTCATCAACAGCTATCTCCGGGGCGAGCACGAACACGACGCACCAAAGCCGCCGAAGATCAAGATCTTCATTCAGCCGCCGCCCAACACGACGCTGAAGCAGTTTCTCGACGGACTCAAAGCAGGAGGAGAGGAAGATGATGAGTGAACAGGAGATACTTCTGATCGTGATCGCTTCTCTCGGTTCAGCCATCGCGTGGATCTATTGGGCGTATGGCGGCAAGTAATGGCAGTTACTCGCTACACAAATACGGCCCTCGCGCGACGGCGACTTGAGCTCGAAGAGATTCGAGCTCACCTCCCCATCCGCACGTATCTCGGCGCCCTCCATGAAGGATTCATGACCGGGTACCTGCCGAAGTTCCACCGGGATCCATCCGGGAACTGGGTACCGGATCCAGTCGACCCGACCATCCCGCAGTCACCGCTTTCCGAGCGGGAGCGCATGGACATCGCGCGCTATCTCGTTGACAAGGCGCTTCCGAATCAGCGGCCACCGGAGCTCGAAGACATTCCTCCCGAAGGCGATGTCGAATCCGCCGCCAGCAATCCGCAGGATCTGGAGCGACTCCCCCTTACTGAACTTAGGAAGATTGTCGACGCCAGCTATGAAATCGTTCAGAAGAAAGTGGACGACACACCCGATGCATGACCACGGACAAGGCCACAGCACAAGCTGCTCTGCATAATGCCAAGGTTGCTCAGGCGAAGAAGCTGCTCGCCCGCCAGGAGCTCCTGTATTTCACCTCGCTCTTCACACCAGACTATCAGCCAGGTTGGGTTCATCGCGAGGTAGCGGCTCATCTCGATGCCTTCCTCGAGGCGGTGAAGCAGAAGAAGAGTCCAAGGTTGATTATCAACCTTCCTCCTCGGACAGGTAAGAGCCAACTCGTCTCCCGCGGATTTCCGGCGTTCATCCTCGGTCATCGCCCCTCGTGGGAAGTCATCTGCGCCACATACGGGCAGGAGCTCGCGGATGATCTCGGCCGATACGTCCGATCCATTCTGAACGACCCGCAGTTCGCGGATCTATTTCCGAAGACCACCATCTCCAAGTCATCGAACGCGGCTGACCGCGTCGACACCGAACAGAGGGGCGGGTATCGCGCGGTAGCGCGAGGAGCAGCCCTTACCGGCCGCGGCGCTCACATCCTCATCATCGACGATCCGGTGAAGGACCGCGAGGAAGCGGACTCGGAAGGAACACAGCAGAAGACCTGGGACTGGTACTCGTCGGTCGCTCGCACTCGTCTCGCCCCCGGCGGTGGAATCATCATCTGTCAGACGCGCTGGAACATGGGCGACCTCACCGGCCGTCTACTCGAGAAGCAGGCCAGTGATCCAGCGGCCGATCAGTGGGTCGTGTACAATTATCCCGCCCTCGCGCTCGACGACGAATACGATCCGTTCACCGGACTTCTCCGGCGCAAGAAGGGTGACGCTCTTCATCCGGAGCGATTCCCGAAGAATGAAATTGAGCGCCTTCGATCATCCATCGACCCCAGAGATTTTTCCGCTCTCTACCAAGGAAATCCCACCCCGGACGACGGCATCTACTTCCGCAAGGACGGAATTCGGTGGTACGTCCCGTGCTGAAGAAGTGCGCGAAATGTGGGGACAACCTCCCGCTCGACCGCTTCTACAAAAAGAAGTCGTCGCCAGACGGACACAACGGCTATTGCAAATCATGCAACAACGTTTCGCGCAAGGGCTACTATGCGGCAAACATCGGCTCGAAGCGCCGCAACGATTTGAAGCACAAATACGGAATCACGCCGCAGCAGTTTGAAGATTTAGCCGCGAGTCAGAATTACTGCTGCGCTATCTGCCTGCGCGCGTCACCCGACGGTAAGCCACTGTTTGTAGATCACTGCCATCACACCGGGAAGGTACGCGGTCTTCTCTGCCGCTACTGCAATACGGCCATCGGCCAAATGCTCGACGACCCAACTCGTTTGCGTCGAGCAGCGGAATACGTCCAGCTTCATGCTCTACCCTAAGCCAACCGTCCTTAACCACTATCTCGCCTGCGATCTCGCCGTCTCCACGAAGGACACCGCCAACTACACGGTGCTCGCTCCGTTCGGGGTAGATCCGAACGACGACATGTACTTCATGCCGGATGTGGTTCGTGAGCATCTCGACGGATTGCAGATCGTCGATCGCATCCTCGACCTAGCCGAGAAGCACAAGGTCATGATGATCGGAATTGAGAAGGGCCACATCAGCATGGCGCTCGGACCAATC